ATTGCATCGTCGGTTAGTTCAATCCCCTGGAAACTCTACGAAGGCGATATGAATGGAGATCGGCAAGAAGTCCTCAAGCACGAAGCCCTGACTCTCTGGAACCGTGCCAATATATTCCGCACTGGGGACGAATTCAGGGAAGCATCTCAGCAACATTTTGATCTTACTGGCGAGATGTGGTGGCACGTTATCGGCGATAACCGTGGAGTGCCACGTGAGATGTGGCTTCTGCAACCGCATATGATTGAGCCTGTCCCTCACCCGACGGAGTTCGTCGCTGGTTATAAGTACAGAATCGGAAGCCAGACGATCTTCCTGTCCAAGGAGGAAATCCTTTTCAGTCGGAACCCATCACCGCTTAATCCCTATCGAGGCATGGGCGCAATCCAGGCATTGCTTCTAGACCTGGCATCAGATCGGGAAGCTGCCAGATTCACGCATAGTTTCTTCACCAACTCCGCAAAACCTGGAGGGATCATTGAGTTCCCAGAGGTCATGCAACCGGCAGACTGGCAGAGGTTCCAAGAGCATTGGAGGGAACAGCACCAGGGGACGGCTAACGCTCACCGTGTGGGGATCATTGAAGGCGGTAAATGGGTTGATTCCAAGCTCACCCAGAGGGATATGCAGTTTGAACAACTGCGGAAGTTAAACAGGGATACAGTCTTGGGTGCCTTTGGGTTACATGGACACATGCTTGGTATCAGCGAACAGGTTAATAGGGCCAATGCAGAAGCTTCCGAAATCGTATTCTCTCGCTGGATACTTAAGCCACGATTAACTCGCATTCGGGCGTTACTCAACACCCACTATCTAAAGCTGTTCCGCAATGGTAGTGGGCTACACTTTGATTTTGTTGATCCAACACCTGAAGACCAAGCCCTTAATTTGGACAGAGCGGAACGTGGCTATACTGCCGGTTTACTTACACGCAACGAAAGCCGTGGCCTTATAGGATTCGATGAAGTGCCTGATGGCGATGAGTTCAAATTAGACGCTCCAACTCCATTCGCTTTAAGCGTTAGCAAGTCCATCGAAAAGCCAGATGACGACATTTTGCCCACAGAGGCCCCTCACAAGGCCACCAACATCCCAGACTACCCGACTGACCTTAACGCCTCGTTACAGGCAATGGAGAGGGCATGGGAGACACGTTTCAGAAGGGAAGCAATGGCACTCAATAAGCATCTTGAACAATTTACACCGTCACACCCTAAAAGCTTATTGGGAAATATCATCGCCAAGTTAGAAGCCTCTGACATTGATAGTTACGATTGGGATTGGTACGAAAAATACAACGATAACGTTCAATCAGAATTAGCCATAGCATACGAAGCAGCCTTGGTAGCCGGGGGAATCATTACTGAACCAGCACCGGCCCAAGTTCTCGCTGTTCAATATGCTGCGACAAGATCGGCATCTTTGTTAAGAATCGACGGTGACAGCAGTTTAGTTACAGCGACTAGAGATCAAATGAGGTCGTTAGTGGCTCACAATTTAGCGACAGGCGAAAGTTTGCAAACATTACAGCGATCCATTCGTGATGATAAGGTTTTTTCCGCTGCACGAGCGATCAATATTGCCAGAACTGAGACAGCCACGGCCCTTGGAGAAGGTACGTTTGAGGCTGCCAAGATGACCGGCGAAGAAGAGAAGCGGTGGATAACCCAAGGAGATGAACTGGTCGATCCTGGGGTCTGTGAAATCAATGCAGCTGATGGATGGATACCGTTGGCAGATAATTTTTCCAGTGGAGTTCGAACGATTCCAGGGCATCCCCAGTGTCGATGCACTGTGATCTTTCGTGGGAAGCCGTTAGTGGAAGCTGGGCTAGAAACCGCAGAACAGAATGAGATGCTCCTCGACCATATCCCAGGAGACTTCCGATGTCCCCAATGCAACCGTCTTCTAGGCAAGGACGTAGCGGTCAACACTGGCATCTGGTGCCGGTCTAAGAACTGCAAGGTTGAACGAATACCAATTAGTGCGACCGCAAGTATAAGGCTCCATGCCAATCCACAACGCTAGCACCACAATCTGCAGCCCAAATATTGCCACGAACTCCATTAGCTTGGGGAGCTTTCCACGTCCCAGCTTTAAGGATATCTCCAGTTGCAATGTTAACGAAGGTATGGACACTCTTGCTATTACCACGGGCATTAGAAACTGTAACAACCCTTGCGTTTTTTTTGCCCATCTCTACAGTGATGGTGTCTGGAGGGGCGAAAGTGAAACCCCCACGTGCCCAGAACGTGTTCATTTTATCTTGAACCATTGATCGATAAGCCTCTAGTCGTGCATTGAAGTCCATTGTCTTTCCTCCCTATTAAGTAGACCGTCCACCACCTATTATATCATAATGCAGCAAGGTGTCAAGTCTTATCCCTTGGCAATTATGGAAGTGCGATGCTTGACATCGATCCTAGAAGTCGCTATATAATATTCCCCAAATTGAATATGTAGCGTGAGGCCAAGAGTCCAGAGCTACACGGTTGAGCTTTCGTGAGGCTATAGCCCGATGAAACAGATTCACCGAAGTCTGTGCCATCGGGTTTTTTGTTTTGGGAGGCCGAATGTTTAGATACCAGTTCCAAAAGGCAATCACCAAGGTACAGGAAGATGGCAGTGTCCATGCCGTTGTAAGCTCTGAACGCCGTGATAGAGACGGCGATATCATCAGAGTTGCCGGCTGGGATTTGGACGCTTTCCATCGGCATCCTGTTTTAGTAGCAGGGCATGACTATCGGAATCTTAGTTCCCAAATTGGTATGTGGAAGGATATGTCAATAAACCACGCTGAAAAGACCCTGGAAGGCGTGGCAGTTTACTGGCATGGTGAAGGGAATGCCAATGCTGATTGGGGCTATAAGTTAGCCATAGACGGACAGGCTGCTTTTTCTGTTGGATTTTTGCCTGATATCGACAAGGCAACAGTTCTACCCGAAAGTAGTAAAGCCTCTCCGAACTTTGAGTTTAACGGTCAGGAATTGCTTGAGGTATCCCATGTCATCATCCCATCTAATTCAGAGGCTATTCAGGCAATGAAAGCCTTGCAGCCTGACATGAGATCAATCATTGAGCAAATCGTAGCAGAAATACAGGCCAAGCAAGAGGGGGAAGCCAAGAGCCTAGTCGAGATACAGATTAAGGAATTGGCCGAAGCCGTGGTAACTGAGGTCTGGCCTATGTTAGAGGAAAAGTTTGCAGAGCATTATGTCCCTCCAACGCCAGCCAGCACACCAGCCCCGGACTTGGATGACCTGTATTACCAGATAGCAAGAAATGCTACGGCTGAAGCAATTAAGGAGGTAACCAAATAGTGGCATCTATAACAACTGAAGCACAATTAGACGACCTACAGAATGATCCAGAAAGGTTAAAAGATTACATCCGTGGTGTGGTGGCAGAATCGGCCAGTGGCGTTGAGGAGACTATAAAGTCAGCGGTCGGTGATGCAGTCAGTGCCTCTGGTATTGCAGCCAAGCGTTTGCCTCAGAGTGATGAGTCGGCAGCCCTTGCAGATGTAGAGCCAGGCATAACAAAGGGATCATGGCTGGGTGGGGATACTCTTGGCCGTGGTTCTAGTCTTTCAGAAGCAAAAGGCTTAAACGGACAGTTCAAGCATTTTGGTGAGTTCCTGCAGAAAATTCACCCAATGGTACAACAGAGAGCCGGTATGGATGCTCGCTTAAAGGTACTTGGCGAAGGCCAAGGCGACCAGGGTGGGTTCCTTGTTCCAGAACAATTCACCACCAACATCATGGCGTTGGCCCTAGAGAACGCCGTGGTAAGGCCCAGAGCCTTTGTGATGCCGATGGCAGCACCAACCGTAACGATCCCATCAGTACGATCCACTACCCATGCTTCCAATGTATTCGGTGGTGTTCAGGCCTACTGGACACCAGAGCATGGAACTATCACGGCCAGTGAGCCATCATTCAGCCGTATCGTGCTAAATGCTAAGAAGTTGACGTTATACACCAGCGCATCCAACGAGCTTCTAGCGGACAGTGCAGTCGGCTTAGAGGCACTATTGTCTCGTATGTACGCCGAAGCCATAAGCTACTTTGAGGATGATGGCTTCATAAATGGGTCAGGCGCAGGTGATCCTATCGGAATCTTAAATGCGAATGCTCTAGTCACGGTAGCCAAAGAGACTGGGCAAGCAGCTGCCACTATTGTCAGTGCCAATATCGATAAAATGTGGAGCCGTTTGCTACCACAATCCAAGGCCAACGCCATCTGGCTAGTACATCCCGACACATTCCCTCAACTGGCTGCCCTCAGTCGCACCGTAGGTACTGGTGGGAGTGCAGTTTTTGTTTCCAACATGGCATCCAATGCGCCGGCCAGCATTTACGGTCGGCCCATTATAGAGTCTGAGAAATGTCAAACATTGGGAACAGCGGGTGATATTTTCTTAGTTGACTTGAGCTATTACGTTGTTGGTGATCGGCAAGCCGTTACGATGGCAGCCAGTCCCCATGTCCGTTTCCAACAGGATGAGATGGTGTGGAGAATGACTTCCAGAATTGATGGAAAGCCCTGGATCGACAGCGCACTCACTCCCAGGAACGGCAGCAACACCTTGTCCGCATTCGTCAATCTGGCGACAAGGTCATAAGTAGATTAAACGTAAAGCCTAGAGGAGGGCATCATGCAGAGACTTAGTGAACACGCAACCATCGACCTGTTGGATTTAGCAGACATCGGTGGTACTAACGCCCAGAACAACGGGGGCTGGTTATCCATGGAAGGCTACAATCGGGTGATGGCCTATGTAGAAATTGGAACCTGGGACTCTGGCGATGACCTGGATGAATGCCGGTTACAGCAGGCCAGTGATTCGTCAGGAACTGGCGCAAAAGATTTGACCAGTGATGCAAGCGGTGGTAATTATGATACAGATAACCCAGTGGATGCCGATGGAAATTTCGTAATCTTGGAAGCACGTGCCGAAGATTTCGATACTGATAACGATTTCAGTTATGTACGTCTGTACGTGGCTGAAGGTGGCAATACTGGCGTAGATAATGTCAACGCTGTGTTGATTCGGTATGACTACTCGTACCCTCAAAAGGAATTGCAGGGTGCAGCGTCTACTGGCGCACAGGTATATGTAGATACCAACACCTAAGATAAGAAAGGAAGTGACATATGTTAGGAACCTTTGAAGTTACCAGCCCGTGGCAATCCGCTGTGAAATGCCCAAATTGCAGCAAGTTCTACGAGGCGAGTCGTTCCAGAATCCCTGCCACGTGTGAACGGTGCGGATGCCCAATGGACGAGGCTAAAGGGGCAGCCTTTGCTAACCGTAATGCCGACCTAGTTGCTCAAGGTAAGCCGATCATCGGCCCCAAGAAGGACGAGGCGATAAGGGCTAGCATAGCCACTATAGCTGATGAAGATGGCGACTAAGGGGAACCTGGCACAGCGACTATTAGAACGCTTGTCGAAGCCAAGGATAGCGGTGCTAAAGGGTATTGTGAGGGCCACCAGCCGTCCTCCAGCCCACACCGCTATGTTTGGCGAATCAAGTGAACTTATAACCAAATAGCTTACGGAATCCGTGGCATAAGCCACCAGAAGAAGGAGCATTATGGCTAATGTAATTGGTAAACGATTCGCAGGGAATCTTGTTTATGTTGACCAGGCAGCGCATGGTATGCGTGTCGTAGATGCGATTGGCCCCGATGTAATCAAGTTTGAGTTTAACCCTTGGACGATGGGCGTACAGGCAGAAGGTGCCACTGCCACTGATAGCCATGCCTTCACAACGACAGTTGTAGAAGCTGGGACTGGAACCTCTGAGCTTGCTGCGTCCAACACTGCCGGTATCCTCGCTAGACTGGTGTGTGCTGCCAATGAGAATGACGGTATTAGCTTGCAAGCCATCGGCGAGAACTTTGAGTTCACAAGCAACCAGTCCATGATCTATTTCGGGATTGAGTTCGCTATAAACGATGCAGACCAGACCGATGTCTTGGGTGGTCTATGTATTACAGACACGACTCTGCTTGGCGGTATGACTGATGGTATCTATTTTGAATCCTTAGATGGCGCAGCAACTGTCAGCACAGTGACCGAAAAAGATAGTTCGGAGACTCAGAACGATTCAGTCGGAACGATTACAGACGCTACCATGCATTTCGTTGAATTTTTCTTTGATGGAACCTCTGTTTACTTTTTCTATGACGGATCACAAACCACCAATATTCACACAGCAAATATATGCGATGACGAGGTTCTCACGCCTTCTTTGGAGTTCCTCACTGGAGAAGCAACAGCGAACACATTGGACATCCGTCAGTGGAGAGCCATTCAAGTAGGACGAACATAGTATGAGCAGCGTGAGGTTTGCCAGACCTGTTATTAAGAAACCGATGCCACCAGAGGTATATCAACGGTTGAGGCATCGAGCTATGAGTTTCAAGGTGTGTACTCACCGTGAGTTTGGCGAACAGCACGTTCTTTTACTCTTTGAAGACCTCGCTACGGCATACCATGTCCGCAGCGTTGAAGAACTAGATCGGATTATTGATGCCCTGATAAACATTCGTGAGGATGCTCTGTCAGGGCGCATTGGAGGATAGCATGGTAACTAGTGACGAAGTCACAACCCAAGAAGAAGAAGTAGTAGCTGACGAGCAACAGGAAGAGGCTGCGGATGCTAACGCTACTGAAGAAACTCCCGAAGATACCGCTCCTGCGGAAGCTGAAGAAAAGCCGGCTGCTAAGAAAGCGGAACCGGCAGTCAAAGCCACGCCTGTTGTGGCACGAGTAGACCCTGCCAGACCGAACCGTGTCATCCTTAATCGGTTGCCCAAGGAAGAGGAAAAACCTGCGCTACGAGGTGAATAATGGCTGGTTCAGTCACGATAACTTATGTGACCTTTGATACCGTGAAGTATGTCCAATGGGCATGGACATCTGATGCCTCTGGTGATGTGTCTGGGACTGATACGGCGACTATTAGCGGAGCAGTGCTACGCTGGGCCACTAACCCTGGATCAACAGCCCCAGATGCAAATTACGATATCGTAGTGAATGATGATGATGGTATTGATCTCGCAGCCGGTGGATTGGTAAACCGACACACATCATCTTCAGAACAACTCTTGACGGGTGGCGATGCAAAAGATGGGGCTGCTTTTATGGGGAAATTGTCCCTCGTTGTATCTAATGCAGGAAATGCCAAGGAAGGCGTTCTAAGGATGTACTACAGATAGTCCGATGTCTTGGGATCAGCTGATCGCAGTATTGACTGATGGCCGTCGGGCTGGCAAGGCTTCACTTGACCAGCCACCAGTGGCTTGTCCTAATGACGGAGCCATCCTAGATATCCGTTCTGACAACCGCCGAAATTGTCCAATGGGGGATTATACCTGGCCCTACTTCTTGCCAGGACAAGGAACTAAAAAAAATATATTCTAGGCAGCCGTCGGGCGACAACCCTAGAAAGCATGGGGATGAAGCATGGCGAATTGGTATACGACCCTTGAGGCTGTGAAGCGTCAGGGGCGAATTCCGACAATTGAGAATGATGTAGTCCTTGGTGAATTGATCGAAAGCCATAGCAGGACTATCGACAGAGAACTCCAACGGCGATTCATCCCACTTACTGCAACCCGATTGTATCGTTGGCCCCAGACGAATGGCCGATCAGGGAAAGTGTATTTAGATGCTGATCTGCTAGCAGTCACCACTCTTCAAACAAAGGCCCAGGATACGAGTCCGACTACGATTTCATCCGCTGATTTCTTTCTGGAACCGAACAACGATCCCCCGTATTACAAGATCGAGATTGATCTGTCCAGTGCTTCATCATTTGAGGCTGGCAATGCTACCTCTCAGCGTTCTATATCCGTAGCTGGTCGCTGGGGCTTTAGCGAGGATACACAATCAACCGGCACAGTAGCGTCTGGGCTTTCCAGTGATGCCACTGCGACGGAGTTCGTGTGTTCTAACGGCCATTTGATCGGAGTCGGGGATACGCTCTTGATCGAATCTGAGCAAGTCTTTGTGAGCGCAAAGGATGCAGCTGCACTTGGTTCTGTATTAGTTAACGATGCAAGTATCACAGCTGCGATTGACGACACAGTTATAACTTTGGATGGCAGTCACGGTGTCCTTGCGAATGAGGTTATCCGACTAGATACCGAACACTTAAAAGTTTTGTCTGTTTCAGGCAACAACATTACAGTGATTCGGGCCTATGATGGGACTACTCTAGCAACCCATAATGATGATACTGCCGTCCATGTGTTCCGCACGTTGACGATTGAACGTGGAGCTAACGGCACAACTGCAGCGACTCATGCGAATGCCACGGCGATAAGCCGATACGTACCGCCGATAGATATAACTCAACTATGTATTGCCAACGTGTTGGCATCCTATGCTCACGGCCCAGGGTTCATGGGTAGAAATATCGGAGGTGGTGAGTCTCAGACAACCTTCCAGAAAACTGAGATCGACCAACTACGGAAAGACACTGAGACTCGATACCGTCGACGACGATGGGTGGCGGTTTAACTCATGGCGACAGGATTCAAAACAACAACGACAGGGCCTCTATTTGCCCCTGACAGAGCCAGAAAGATCATTAGGGATGCTGCACAGGGTGCCGTTAAAGAAACGATTGATAATGTGAGTGAGCATCTAAGCGAAATGCTGCGTTCCCGATCTGGTGGTGGAGTATACAAGAATCCAAGCGAGGTGCGACCTGAACAAAAATCCAGCGGTCACTTCCGCAGGGAGGTCATGGCTTCTAAAAGGATTGGTAACCTGACTGCTAAAATTGATGACGGTGAAGTGGTTTATGGGCCGTGGTTGGAGGGTGTCAGTTCCAGGAATAGGGCAACCCGATTCAAGGGTTATCGTATGTTCAGGCGTACCAAGCAATGGGTTGATAAGAAGCTGCCCAAAATAGTTGAAGCCCATATGAAGAAAGCCATAAGGGACTTGAATTAGTGGCAGTCTTTAAGGTCGGAGACACCCTTAAAAATATGCAGTCTAAGTTGGCTGCCAGCAATCTTGTGGTGACTCCTGTCTTGATCGGGGAGCCGGTGGCTGCACAGCCAGATCACCAGAAGCCATATGCTGCGATCTGGATCAATTCCACTCGTGTGTTCCAGGTCACGTTGGGTTCCATAAGGGAAGTGCAGTCTGTAATGGTTCGTCTATTCAGATACCATTTCACATCCCCAGAGGAGAACGAAATCATCCTGGCCGATGTATCGGCTCGACTGGTTGAGGATTTCTGTGGGGATTTTGACCTTGGTGGCACCATTGCATATGTAGATGTTGGTGGCGCACATTCGGACGGGATTGGCTCTGAATGGGGCCATGTGGAATTGGGCAACATCATTTATCGAGTCGCAGATATTACAGTGCCAATCGTGATAGATGATTCGGCAGCATTAACGACATAGGAGCAAGATATGGCATTTAAGATAAAGAATCCTCGTGGAATACCGAAATTGCATAACTCCGTCAAAGTCCCAATTATCAGCGTTTATGTTGATGCTAGTAATTCTATCGAACTGTACGAAGACGACGAGATATCTGGAAAGCCATCTGCTATGGGTAGTGCTGCATGGGCAGCGTATATTAGTCGGGGCTTCATAGAGGAGATATAAATGGCAAAGTCAGCAGGTCTTAGTGTAATCCTTTTCATAGGTGGCTACGAAATAGCTGCCGATGTCAGTGCAATAGAAATGATGCGAGGCAGTAAGGCCGTTCTAGAAGTACCTACAATTGACCTGCTCGCTATGGATCGTTTACAAGGGCTGGCCTCTGGTGAGCTTACCTTTAATGTCTGGTTTGATGATGCGTCGAACCAAGAACATGCCATTTTGAAAACGCTTCCCACTGCCGATACTGTGGTTACTGTTGCGCTTGATACAGGCAGTCCTAGCAACGGCCCTGGCCCTGGTGATCCTGTGGCTAACATGGTATGTAAGCAGGTTGACTATGATTGGGTTCGGGGTGCGGATGGAAGCCTTGCAGGGACAATTCACTGTATTGGGAGTGGATATCCTTTGCAATGGGGCTTGCTCGTTGGTGGTGGTGATAACCGTGGGAGTACGTCCCACAGCAATGCCAGTTCTCATGGCACCGGCAACGTTGATGCAGCCCAAACGACGGCTGGATTTGTGGGCTATCTACACTATCTAAGCGTAGCCTCTGGCTCAGTCACTGCCTGGATCGTTCAAGATTCCAGCGACACATCCAATGGAGTTGATGGAAGCTGGGGAACGCTGATGACGTTTGCCACCACAACTGTAAGAACGGCAGAGAGGAAGACCGTGACAGGCACCACAGAGAAGGGCATTAGATTGCATTCTACAGGCACATATAGCAATGCGGTGGCGCATCTGTCGTATACCCGTGGAACAGCGGTAGATGACGAAGACTTAAGCTAAAAGGGAGGTTCTAAAAGATGGCTAAAGAATCAGGTATGGGAATGAGCATTGCCGTGGATGATAGTGGCGGTAGTGCAAGGACGATATCAAACGATATAACATCCTTCAACCTATCAACGCCCAGAGGGGTGCAGGACATTACTGGCCTAGACAAGTCAGCTGTCGAGCGATTATTGCTCCTGGCAGATGGAACCGTGACACTTACAGGCGTGTTCAACGATGGTAGTAATATGTCTCACGATGTTTTCAAGACTGTCCCTAGTAGCAGCGTTGCGAGGACAGTAACGATTACGGTCAGCGGTCAGGCATTGGCGATGGAAATGTTCTTCTCTGACTATGCCCTTACCAGGGCTGCCAGTGGTGAATTGACATGGACTGCTACTGGTGCATTAGCCGGTGGAGCCGTTCCTACTTGGGGATAATAGTTAAGTAATAACAACCGAATAGAAGCAAACCTTAGAAAGCACGAGGTGAGCAATGAGCAAGGCAAATGGCCGGTTTCGGCTACCCGATACTGGCGACACTATCCTGATGGAATTCGATGGCGATATGACAGGAGCATGGGCGAGAGTTAAAAAAGACGTTTCAGTTGGCACGTTTGTCGAGCTAGCTGAACTTGTCGAGGGTGACCAAAAGCTACACGTGTTCAAGTATTTTGGTGACAAGATATTACAAGAATGGAACCTTGATACAGCGGACGGTGTGGAACTTCCTGCAACTGGTGATGGTATGCAACGACTAACGCCAAGCATTGCTTTAATCATTATCAATGCATATGTCGGGACGGTGACCAATATTGATAGCCCTTTAGAACCCGTATTAAACGCTGGCTCCACGTAGGTGGTGGAGTAGATGTTAATACAGGGGAGGTCATTACTAAGCCACCAGAATTGGCAACAGCTGAGTTCATTGACACCTTGGCCCAACGGTATGGCAGCCCACCGTCAACCATCCTGGCTGAACCGGCCTATTTAATGTATCAAATGCATACGCTGATCCAGGCAGGAGATAAGGAGAAACGATGAGGTTCTTTGGAAAGATTAGACCACAGATTATGGTCGCTCTTTTGCTTCTTGGAGTTATCGCCCTAGTGAGTATTCGAGAAGGATTTGTAGAGATCAGCGTCGGTTGTATAGCTGGCATTATCGCCCTGAGTAAAGACGTACTACAAAGCGATTCGGGGCCGACACGAGATGAGTAATGAGTCATGCCAGACGAGGTAAACAGGCCCGAAAAGACGGAGATCGAGTTACTGAGGGAGGAGCTACTCCAGGCCAAGGAAGAGATGGCTGGGTTGCGACTCCGAACAGTAACGACGTTAAGTGGCATCGACTTCATCACATTAGTCATGGTGACTCCCATGGTCTTCGCATTCGTAGTTCTTGGAGTGATTATAGTTTGGAAAACTACATCCAATCCGTCGGCAGTAGCCCCTCATTTAGACCTCATACTAGTGGCGTTCGCCGTGTTCTCGAACCCTGTTAGCGCAGCGTTAGGGGCTATCATGCAGAGGTATGCAGACCAGAAAGGGACAGGAGGGAAGGACAAGAATGCGTAAGCTAAGAATATCAATGCCTAGTCTTCGTCGTCCAGGGTTCCGATTGCCTGCTCTACGAATGAATTCGGCTGTGCAAGTTAAGTCCAGTTTTAATCTGAATAGATACGTGCCAAAGTTCGCCTTAAGACTTGGTGGCACGAAAGCTGTATTCGGGTCACTTGCTCTTGTGGGTATCGCATTCGCTGCAGCTATGTTCATGGTTATTGAAAAGACAACGAATAATATTCCTATGTGGCCTGAACCTGGGGCAGCGTACGCCCTTCCCAGTGAGGTCGGACTACCGCTACCTCCAGAGGAAGAAACGCCTACTGACGCTAGCCAAACACTGCAGGTTATACTGGCAGCTGGGGCGAGGATTAGTGAGTTGAGCTTTACGAACCTTGACCTTGGGAAGACGGGGCTGACTGCCTGTGTCACCATAGCTAGGGATAGTAGCAACACCACTGGATTTCTTTTCATTGATGAATTCGTCATAAACAACGTAAGTGCGCCCAGTTTCGACATGGCTAACGTCGAGACGGGTGTGCTGACCTTGGCAGGGTCGGTTGACGGCCACACCAATTCTGCAACGCTGACCAGTACGATTTCCGACATCACTGTTCTTAGCACTAGAGGGTCTGGTAGTTTCAAGGCTGAAGACAGCGTAGTTGACCGTATTATCATCGAGTTCCTTGGGGATGCAGATATCAGCAAGCTGAGTTTTGATAATGTGAAGTGTAGCGTCGGTGGCTGGGACATCGACTACATTAAGGCAGGAAGCATTTCCCAAGACGCTACGTCCAGGTTCGGTGATGGGGATGGAATTGACACCGCTGATTATGTTATCAACTCGACGGTCAAATATAGAACGTCTACGGATTCGTTGGTAGATACACCGATCACGGTTAGGTAGAGGGCATATATGCGTAAGAAGGTGAACAATGGCTAATGAAGTTCGTATATTAGTCTCTGCCGATACGAAACAGGCTGAACAGAGCTTGAGTGGTATGTCTGGCAAGCTTCAGACTATGGCCCCGAAACTAAAAATGGCCGGTGCAGCATTGACAGGATTCGCCGTTGCAGGTGTTGGTCTTGGTGCTGCCTTTATCGCAGCTGCAAATAAGGTCGATGAGGCAATGGCTGTGATTCAGTCTGGTACTGGGGCTACTGGGAAGCAGTTGGCAGACCTTGAAGGCATTTTTAAGACTGTGGTCGCAACTGTGCCAGTTGACTTTGATAATGCTGCTAATGCCATTGGTGATCTTAATACACGGCTTGGCCTGACTGGAACAGAATTAGAGAAAACGGTCGTTGTCGCATTGGAAGCTGGTAAAGCGTTAGGCGTTGATACGGCTAGCCTAATTAAAACCACCACGGGAGCGATGAATGCATTCGGCATATCTGGCTCTGAGGCTTCCAGTATTATGGATCAATTATTCGTAGCATCACAGAAAACAGGCGTGCCAATCGGCAAGTTATCAGTTGCCTTGCAGAGCTATGGCCCTGTTATGAAGAACCTTGGTTTTTCACTGACTGAAACTACAGCCCTATTTGGGCAGTTAGATAATGTCGGTATCGAAGTATCCAGGGTCATGCCTGGAATCAATGCCTTTATGCGGAGACTAGCAGCCGAAGGCGTGGAAGACCTACGGGGTGGGTTAGACGACGTAATTAAAGAAATGCAGAATGCTGTCACTGACACCGAAGCGCTCAATATCGCCACAGAAGCATTCGGCGCAGAGGGCGCACAAAGACTCCTAGTTGCAGTTAGAGAAGGTGCTTTTAACCTTGATACTATGACAGAGTCCTTGAAAGGTAGCCAAGGGGCCGTTATAGATAATGCTGAAGCCACTCGCACTCTTAGTGATCGGATGGGTTTGCTGAAGACAAACGTCCAACTAGCAGCTGCTCCTATTGGGGAAAAATTGATGTCTGCCCTTGAGAAGTTACTGCCTCACATTGAGAAACTCTTCAAATGGTTGGGCGACCTAGACCCGAAGTTCGTCACCATTGCAGCCGTGGTTGGTGGCGCAGCGGTTGCCATCGCTGGCATTGCTGGCCCGATTCTAATTCTTATCGGTATGCTGCCAGCGTTGTCCGCTGGTTTTACTCTCTTATCCGCTTCAATGGGGCCGATCACCCTAGCCATTATCGGGATCGCAGCTGCTATAGCAGCCGGTATCGTGATCTGGAAGAACTGGGATGCGATTGTTGAGTTCATCTCCAACGCTTTTACCTCCAAGTGGGGATGGATTCTCCCAGGTGGGCCTTTAATCAAGGCAATCCTGTTCCTGAAAGATAATTGGAAAACCATATGGGATGGCATCAAAGCCACCTTCGAAGTGATTACGGATAAGATGAAATCCCTTGGCGAAGATATGGTGGATGGTTTGATTGAAGGCTTACTCAACCCAATTACAAGGGTTAGAGAGGCTGGGATGACGGTTGGAAAAGCTGTTCTTGATCCCATTACCTCGTTCTTTGGCATACGCTCACCGTCCACCTTGATGCGTGATCATGGTATGGAAATCGGAGAAGGTTTAGCAATTGGTCTTGAATTAAGTCAAAATCGGGTGGCTGACGCTGCCAGTAAATTAACAAGAACCATGCACCAAAACCTTGGCGGTGGTGGCCTTGGATTTGGGGATTTGGGTGTAATGGAAGATGTACGGATGACTTCTTTGATGGAGCGTCTTGGCATCAAACAATTGGAACACGTGAGAACTGTGGAGTTACATGATTTAGCTAGTACACGGGAAGGCGGTAATGACTTATTGCGTATGATGCAGCAGGTTAACCGTGAAT